ATTTCGCTGGCAGAGCTTGCCGCTGCTGCGGCAGAAGCAGCACTGTTAGTTTCTGAGGTTTCAGAATCTGCCTTAGCTGACTCGGAGGCTGCTTGCGCTAACTGGGCGGCGACCTTTGCTGCCTCTGCGGCAACCTTCGCGGCTTCCGCTGCGTTTTTGCTGCCAAGAGCGTCAGCGGAGTGCGCGTCTGTCGTTGTCTGATCAGGGCTTCCTTGAAAAAAACCACCGGCAGTGTCCGTTTGCGTCAGAGCATCTTCCGCGATAGTTCCTTCAGTCGCATCCTCCGATCCGACTTGCGTAGCCGCTGGGTTATTTTGGAAAAAACCAGCCATTTTCTAGTAACCCAACCGGACTGTTGCGGTTGCCCCAGCGTATTCTGCGGTCTTGGCGTGCTGCATCAATCGACCCATAGCGTTCTGGTAGCCGCCCTCCCAGCGGGAGCCGTCGCTGCCAAGATACTGGGCTGCTTCTGCCAGTGTGGCGTAAAGGTACAATTCAGGAGCCGCAGCGAAGACCACATTGCTGGTGGCGCTGCTTGTTAACCGCCCTGGATCGTAATAGTAGATCATCCGCAACTCATCAGACGCGCCAACCGTAGGCACCGGAAAGAATCGAAGCCTGTATGTTTCACGGGCAAAAACCTCTGGACTACTGCCATAACGTGAAACGTAGTTGTGGATCTGCGTCAGGCTGACACGTTGCAGGGGATCATAGTTCCAGAAAAGATCCTTGGCCTCCAAGAAGTCTGAAGGCAGTGTGGCGTAGCCGTCACTGCTTAGTGTCAGAAGGATCGTCTTCTCGTTAACTGGTGCTCGAAGCTCGTGGAAGATTCGGTTCTCCGCAAGCTCGATAAAATCTGGTATGACGCTGGTTAGGTCTTCTCTGTTAAGCCAATCCGCAACAGAGACCTTCAAACCATCATAGGTGGTTATGCTCATAACCTTCCGCCTCTAGTTCTCAAATGCGCCCACTCTGGTGAATTCAACTTCTTCTTTATCTTCTGCTGATCCTCGTAGGTAGGGGCCATCATGTTTATCCCCTCTTTCATCCACTCCATCACAACCACAGCAGGTATAGACGCAACTCTTGCGGTATCGCCCCATTTGGTGTGCTTGTCAGCCGCGTTGGCATCTCGGATGTTTTGTTCAATGATTGGCGTGATGTCCTGCGTGTGCGCCACATGCAGCTTGTCTTCCATCTCGTCGTGAACTATGTGGGATTTCAAATCAGACATTTCTTTCACCTCATAAGAAAAGGGTGTCTCCCCCCGAAGGGGGAGACTTGCTCAGGGGAGGGATGAGCAAACTTTACGCAGTCAGTGCGTCGATCTTGCCGCTGGCCTTGTCGTTTTCACAAACCAAGGTCAACTCAGTCAACATCTGACGCTTATCGCTGTCGCCGGTCTTAGCCAGGACGATTGTCTGCATCGGACGCAGAACTGCTCGTGACCAATACTCGGTGTCCAGAACCAAACAGGTGTTGGCGTTTAGGAAACGATTAGGAACAACAGACACCTGACCGAAAGGTGAGATGATGATGTCCACAGCGTTAACCAGCGTGGTGCCAGTAGCGAAGTCGCGCTGACGGCCTGATGCCGTTGCGAAACCTGCAACCGTTACAGAGTGCGAAGGAGTTACCTGAACCTGATTAGGCTCACCACCTTCTTCGTAACACTTCTGCAAAACGTCCAGCAACAAGGCTTCCGTGAATGCACGGTTTGAGCCTGCTGTGTTGGTCGTAGCAGCGGCGATCTGGTTAGCGGCAGAGGTTAACTGGCGTGCAGTTGTGCCGTTACCAGCGGTGCCAGCTTGTCCAGCGCCTACGAAGCTGTGTTCGATGTCGCGCTTGATTTCCTTACCGGCTTTAGCAATAGAGTATGCTAGATCGCTGGTGCGACCATAGGTGCCTACTGCTTCAGCGGTTCCAGAAACCTGTACCACCTTGTCGAAGATTTGCGTGTTAGCAGTCTTGACGGTCTGAGTGATCGTAGAGGCTGTACCCGCATCCGCGCCTTCGACGTTGGCATTGGTCGCAACAGCAGCCAATTCGTCTTGTAGCCATTGGTGCAGCGTTGCAGCCGCAGTTGAAGAACCGATGCTAGAAAGCATTGGAGTTGTCGTTGGCGAGATGTCATAGATGATGTCTTCTACGTCTTCGCGCTTACCGACCTGATCAAAGGTCTTGAGGGTGCCTGATACTGTTGGCATTTTATTTCATCCTATTCAAGAGGGCAGCAGCCGCATCGTCTACCGTGCCGGTCTTTCTTAATCGCTCCCGTGTTTTACGGGCGCTTTCGGACTGAACCGCTTTGCTAGAATCTGCTTTGCCGCCAGACAAAGTTTTAGTAGGTGACGGCTTAATTTTCTTTTTAGCCGTAACCTGTTTTGCCTGATCGAACAGCATGGCTTTATGTAAAGCTGTGATAATTCGGTGATCAGCGACTTGGTTAAACTCCTCCGCGCCTACACCTAATTCCTTTTGAGCATAATCCCCGATCTTGTAATACAAGTCGTTGTTCCAGTTGGGGATATTCGTCTTCAACACAGTCAGGCTTTCAGCCGCAGCTTCTTTGTGGGCTTGCTCGCTCTGTTGCTGTTGTTGTTCCTGAAACTGTTCCGCCTGCGCCTGTATATAGTTGTAGGTGGACTGAGTTTGCTCAAAAGCAGCTTTAGCCTGCTTGTACTGATCAGGATTCTCTACCGCTACCGCTTCCCAGTTCACACCCTGAAAGCGTGAAAGGTCTGCATTCGCAGCAGATAGAAGTGCATTCATGGTCGCTTGAGTCTGCTCGGTTTGGGCTTCATAAGCCTTCCGCTGCTCTGCTACCGCTTGCGTCTTCTTTGTGTAGTCGCTTTGCCTGAGATAACCAAGTTTCAGTTCTTCGGCTGTTAGGCTTTCGCCATCAACCTCAAACGTCATCTCTTCAGATTGTTCCTCCTCAGAATCATCGGTTGGGTCTTCATCGACCTCCTCATCTTCGGCGGCTTCTTCTTCCGGTATCTCTTCAAACTCTGCGTCTACCGTTTCGGCTTCGTCAGCCTCTTGATCGGATTCTTCCTCACCTTCGGGCTGTTCCAGTTCGGATTCCAAAAGCGCGGTTAATCTGTCGATCTCGCTTGATCCAGCGGAGTCCTCTAGGGTCTGTTCCACTGATTCGTTTTCTACTTCAGCCATTTTACTCACCATCTCGTTGCAAGCGCAACTCTAAGTTGTTGATTAATTGAGCAAATTGCTGCACGAACATCTGCCCCGCTTTGAACATCGAGTAGAGCCTTTCACGCTCTTTTTCCGCTTCAGGAGGCGTTTGTAATATCTGATCCACTATCCCCTGGTTCATCATCTCGAATGCTTCGTTGAATATCGGAGAGTTCAGCATGTTTTTGGCTTGATCCGCTCTCTCCTGTATTTCATACAGCTCTCTCGTTTCTAGGTCGCTCATCCTTAAAGTCCTCTACGGGTTGCTTTGCTTTAGTTTTCCTCTTACGAGGCTTCTTTTCTGGAGCGGAAGCAGCAGTCTGCTGCTCCCTGTACTCCGAAAACTCTTTGAAGGCTTGCTTCACGTTTTTGTGAGAAGCCTTCTTCTGCTCTATAGCTTTTTTGATAAAACCATCGAATCGTGAAACGTCACTCATTAGCCGATACTCACATTGCGGTTCTGCGTCTTCTCAAGCATCAACTCAGCTTCGTCCATCGCCATCTGGTGCTTCATCTTCTCTGCGTCCATGAGCAGGCGAGAATCTTCCGTCTCTTCTTGATGCTCTTGCTTGTCACGCTCTATGACGCTGCGGTTCTGTTCCTTCAAGATGTCTAGCTCTAGCTGGCCCTCTTGAACACTGACCTGCCGTTGCAGCATCTCCGCTTGGAACTCAATCTGCTCCATTTGCATCTGCTCTTGGCGCTGCGCCTCTTCTTGCTGCTGTTGCTGTTGTTGCTGCTGCATCTGCTGGAACTCTGGCGAGTTCGGATCTGCCAGATACGCACCCGCGTCCTTGATGTTTAGAAGCTCAAAGGCTCTACTGATCATCGCGTGTCGCTGCTGTTGGCCGTACAGGCCACCTAGCGTTGGGTCTTGAGGGTTAGAAGTGAACTGAGTGTCCAAGCTCAACAGCATTTGAGCTTCCTTAGCCTGCTCATCAGGCGTCAGCGCAACCGCAACAGTCATCTCAGTACGATCACCAAGGAAGGCGGGGTTCACAGGCATGAACTGGCCGTCTAGCTGTAGCAGCTTCTCTTCGTTCTCGTACTCCACAGCAAGCCGATACAGGTCGTGCATCAAAGGCTTTAGGAAGTTCTCAGCCAAGTTGCGCGCCATAATCATGATTCGGCGGTTACTGGCGTTCATGAACGTGTTAATAAGATCGCTAGAGTTCTGCTTGCTGATCGCAGTCGAGTCCATGCCCTTGCTCATACGACTTGAGCCAGAACGCGCTTCCTTCTCCTGCTCAAAGTTCTCAATGGCCGTATACACGTTGCCGTTAAGCTGCGGAGTAGGTAGTGGTCGCACCACGTTCTCAGGGTTTGGTGAGTTCACGTCAATCACCGCACCGACGCGATTGTCCAACAGGTCGCGTGGGTTCTTAACCAACGAAAGGTTGGCAACCCAACGACTTGTTGTTGTTAAGAACAAATGATCGACCACGCCACGCTTCAAAGATGACTGCGTCTTCTGCAAGTCGCAGAGAACGTCAGCAAGGCTCATGCCGTAAAAGCGGTGCGGTAGCGGGAACGGGCAGAAGCTGCGGAACGGCATCTCGCTGACCATCTCAACGTCTAACATCACTCGACGGCTGTGGATGACTTTGTAATACACGCACTCGTTCATCTCTGCGTCGTGCTTCTTAATATATGACTCGTACAGCGTGACGTACTCTCTGTCCCTGGAGTCGTTTATGCCAGTTGAGTCTTTGCGGAAGCTGTCTATAGAGTCCCTTCCCAGCGAACCGTCTTCTTGCAGCATGTCCTCTTCATCAAGACGATCCACAATAGACTGATCAAACCCTTCTGACAGCAACTCGCCACGGGTTCTAGCCATGCGGTGAGAACAGAAGTCACTGCTCTCGATGTCTTTAGCCCGTGGGCTGATCAAGAAGTCTTCTGGCTCTACCGTCTCAACACACACCTTGCTGGTGTTGATGCGCTTGTGAGCCACGCCGGAGATAGACATCTGCGAATACTCAACGCCTGACGCCTCGTCAACGACAGCAATCATCTCTTCCGCTATCTCAACAGGGGTCATAGACGGGTCAGACATCATCACGTTGAACTCAGCCTCGCTAATGCCTTCAAACTCCATCGTTTCGTAGCGGTAATCGTTCTTCCAGTACCGCTTCACAATGCCGGTCTTAGCAACCAGTGCGTCGTGGATAACTGACGATAAGATGCGTTGCCCGTCGTTCTGACGGTAGAAGTTGTAGTTAACCCACGCGGTAGCCATGCGTGCGCCCATCACATCCTCTGGGGTCTGCGCCTCGAAACGGCATATGTTCTTGTCCGCGCTGAATGTTTCCAGCAGCAGAGCCTTGACCCCCTCTACCGCATCGAACACGTCCATAGAGACGTGCTGGCTGCGCCCACGAATCTCGTTACCCATAGGCTCACCGTAGTAATACCGATGGCCTTTATCCCTTTGCTCACCAACTTCGCTGTTCGCGTAGGTGTCTGCGGAGTCAATGTTCTGCTCAAGCGTACTGAGCAGTTCGTTTTCATCAATAGTCGTAATCATGGCTTGTGTAAGCTCCTGTTCGTGTGCCGACGTTCTCACGCTCTGCTCGATTTTGACCAAAACGGGTCACGCTTATTGCTGAATAGCGTGTCGCGTCCATCAGGTCATCAAACTCTTTGTGAATCTTGCCTTTCTTGCGGTGATACCTTCTAAATTCTTCAAACCAAGGTAACAAGTTGTTGAAAACCTTCAATCTTCCCGTGCGAAACCGCTCTAACATCTCCATCAAGGCGGGCTCGACGTAGTTTGTGCCGTCTGGGTTGGTAAATTTGCCGATCATCAGCACCCCAGCCTCTAAATACATCTCAGCCAAGGTCTTTCCGCTGCCTTTCTCAGTCGAATCACCGTCATGCGGGTAAATAACCGGAATATCCTTGCCCCTGGACTTGATTACCGCCGCGTGTATCGCCGGAACCTCGTCAGCCTTCTTATAAACGTCGTAAACGTAGATCGTGTCTGTGTCCGCGTTGTACGCAGTCCACACAACGGTGGTGGGGTGAGTGATACCAAAGTCAATCGCAGCCAGTTTCTTGTAGTGCGGCGGTATCTCAAACGGTTCGCACTTCACAGCCTCTTCCGCTATCGGGAACACCATGCCTTCGCCCAGTACAGGTATGCCCTTGCTTCGCATATCCCTCTGGTACTCAGGTATAGCAGCCAGTAACTGCTCCTTCGTCTCCGCATCTAGGTGCTGCGCGTCCTCCCATGTCGCATTTGCGAGGTGCTGACCCTTGGCTCGGTTGTCCATGAACTGGCTGACAAGCTCAGTCACGCCATTTTCCGGCGTGAACGTCATCACCACATAG